AAAGCAAGTGCGGGAGGGGGTGGTAATGGGGGCTATAACTCGGGAACTCCAGGATCTGGTACAGACAACACAGGGGGTGGCGGAGGCGGTGGTGCATGGACTGGTTCTGCTGGTGTTAATGGTGGAACAGGGGGATCTGGTATTGTTATTATTAGCTATGCTGGCAATCAAAAAGGTACTGGTGGAACAGTAACATCTTCTGGCGGTTATACTATTCACACGTTTAATTCATCAGGCACATTCACAGCTTAATATTAAGGAACAAATTTAACATGGCACATTTTGCAAAAGTAACAGACGGAAAAGTAACACAAGTAATCGTTGCTGAACCTGAATTTTTTGAAACATTCGTAGACACAAGTCCGGGCGAGTGGATTCAAACATCATACAACACACACGGTGGGGTACACGCTAATGGTGGTACGCCTCTCCGTAAAAATTATGCGGGTATTAATTATACATATGACCGTACTAAAGACGCATTTATTCCTCCACAACCTTTTAATTCATGGACATTGAATGATGACACATGTTTGTGGAATCCTCCAACACCATATCCTACAGACGGTAAGGTATATCGTTGGGATGAGCCTACAACAGCGTGGGTTGAAGTCATAACACCTTAAGGAGACAATATGCCTATTACACTTGATGGTACAAAGGGTACAACACCCGCATCTTGGACCACTGCCGGACGACCATCAAGTCCTAGTGCTGGTCAATTTGGTTTTAATACTACTTTAGGATATCTTGAATGGTATAGTGCATCAGCAGTAGGATGGGTTCCAATGTCTAGCGGTCCATCTTATTCTATTGATTATTTAGTTGTTGCAGGTGGTGGAGGAGGCGGTGCTGATTATGGAGCAGGAGGAGGTGGTGCTGGTGGTTATCTTACAGGAACTACAACAGTTAGCCCACTTGCTTCTAGCATTGTAACAATTGGTGCTGGAGGAGCTGGCGCAAGCAATAATGCAAATGGAGTTGTAGGACAAAATTCAGTATTTGGTTCATTCACTGCAATTGGTGGTGGTTATGGTGCAGGTGGAACAGGCGCAGGAACAGCAGGTGGAAAAACTGGCGGTAATGGAGGCTCTGGTGGTGGTGGATCCGGCTACTCAAATAACAATGCTGCTGGTGGTTCTTTTACTACTGGTCAAGGTAATGCAGGTGGTGGTTTTTCAGGATCAGGCTACATTGGTGGAGGAGGTGGTGGTGGTGCAGGTGCCTCTGGTACAGCCAATACAAGTAATAGTATTCCTGCTAATGGTGGTGTAGGATTAAATTGGCAATCACTTGGTACTTTTTATGCAGGGGGCGGAGGTGGTGGTTTAAATGCTAACAATACTTCAGGTGTTGGGGGTACAGGCGGTGGAGGTAATGGTGGTGGTGCTACAAATTTAGCAACTACAGCAGGTACAGCTAATACAGGCGGTGGTGGCGGAGGAGGCGGTGGTAACAATGCCGGTTCTGGTGGTGCTGGTGGCTCTGGAATTGTAATTGTTAGGTATGCTGGTACACCAAAGGGTACTGGTGGCACAATTACGCAGTCTGGTGGATATACTTACCATACATTCACGTCATCAAGTACATACGTAGCCTAAAAGGAAATAATATGAAAATTAAATTCAAGGAGGCTACATGAGTATCCCACGTAATTTATCTAAGATAGCAGATAATATAGATTCAAATGGTATCCTCACTGCTGCTGGCGGTGGGTCAGGAACAACAACATCAACAGGTACAGGTAATGCAGTATTATCTACATCACCTACCCTTGTGACACCTGTGTTGGGAACTCCAACAAGTGCTACATTAACTAATGCAACAGGGCTTCCATTAACCACGGGTGTTACAGGAACACTTCCTGTTGCCAATGGTGGTACAGGTCAGACAAGCTACACAGATGGTCAACTTTTGATTGGTAACAGCACAGGTAACACCCTTGCTAAAGCCACTTTGACACAAGGTACAGGGATTACGATTACCAATGGCAATGGAACAATTACGATTGCTGCTTCTGGTGGCGGTGGTTCTGGTGATGTTGTTGGCCCTGCATCTTCTACTGACAATGCCTTTGCTCGTTTTGATAGCACAACAGGTAAGTTGCTTCAGAACTCTACTGGTGCAACATTGAGTGATACTGGTGCGGCAGTATTTACAGGGGCATTAGATGTTCTTGGAAACTCAACTGCTGGCTCTAATCTGAAGCTATACGAAGACACAGACAACGGCACAAACTATGTAGCGTTTAAAGCACCAGATACGATTGCCGCAAATGTAACTTGGACACTCCCTGCTGCTGATGGCACAAGCGCACAAGTATTGTCAACCAATGGCTCTGGCACTTTGTCTTGGGCTACTGCATCAGGTGGCTCAAGCCAATGGACTACTAGCGGTTCTGATATTTACTACACAACTGGAAAAGTTGGTATTGGAATAACAACACCAATTTCAAATCTTCATGTAAAAGAAACAACGGCTGCAACCCCTTCTGCTAGGTTACAAAACGCTAACTCAGCAGGGGCTAAATATTTGTCTTTTGATTACGATGGTTCTGGTGGAAGTTATGGAAACTTTCAAACACAACCATCATCGATTGTTTTGCAAAGTGGATTTGATACTGGAAAGATTCAGTTAACACCCTATAACGGGGGAACATACTCATCAACGCTTGGTTTGGTGATGGATACAAACGGAAGGGTTGCCGTTTCGTCTACGCTTGCCGTTGGTGCAGCCACTCCATCATCAAGTGGTTCAGGCATCACATTCCCCGCAACTCAATCAGCATCATCAGACGCTAATACACTAGATGATTATGAAGAAGGTACTTGGACACCTACACTTGGTGGTACGGCTACTTACTCGGTTCAAAGTGGTCGCTATACAAAAATTGGTGGTTTAGTACACGTTAGTATAAATTTGGTAGTTAACTCCATAGGAAGTGGCAGTACAAATACTGTTTATGGATTGCCATTTACTCCAGTCGGTAATACACAAGCGGGATGTACAAATTGGTTTAATAGCATTGCATCAAATCAGATTTACATCTTTCCACGGGCTGTTCCTAGTGATACAACAATTTATTTTGCAGGCATACAGTCAAGTACGACACAAGTAAACAATAGCCCAACTATTTTTGGCTCATCGGCTCAAATAGAATTTTCTATTGTTTATCGTGCCTCATAAAACACTTACCTAAAAGGAAATAATCATGTCACTTACCAAAACCACATCTGTTGACCAAATCACAGTCGAAGAAAACGGCATCGTTCTTTATCGTGAATCAACTCGCATTATGGAAGATGGAAACGAATTAAGTAAAACTTACCATCGCACAAGCCTAACACCCGCACAAGACCTGACAGGCGTTCCTGCTAATGTTGTGGCTATCTGCAATACAGTCTGGACTGCTGAAGTTATTGCGGCTTATCAAGCGGCACAAGCAGAGCAAGCGCCTTAACAAATGATTAAGCTTGCACAAGAACAAGAGTTAAAATTAGAAATAACTCACGAACAAATCTACGAACGACTTCTAGCAGTAGAAGCCAAAGTAGACAAACTAGATAAAAGCACTGAAGAAGTAGTTAAGGCTTTTAATGCAGCTCAAGGTGCTTTTATGGTCCTTGAGTGGATTGCAAGAGCAGTTAAACCAATAATTATTGTTGGTGCTTTCTTTGGTGCAATATGGTTAGCTATCGATAATAAATTACATAAGTAATGTTTATTTCTGCTATTAGTCTTATTATAGCACTTAATCTACCTATTAAAGAAGAATACAGATGTATTAGATGGTCTTGGTCAGGTGACGTATACAATCGAAAAGTCGTTTGTTTAGAATGGAAAAGGAAAGATAAGAAATGATTGATCCTCTAACAGCCCTAGCGGGTATACAGTCAGCAATTAACATGGTTAAGAAAGCTAGCAAAGTAGCTAATGACTTAGGATCTCTTGCTCCTATGATAGCAAAAATGTTTGATGCCAAAAGTGTAGCTACTAAGGCATTAGTTGAAACAAAAAAGAGTAAAGGTTCCAATATGGGAACTGCTCTTCAGATTGAAATGGCTCTTGAACAAGCCAGAGCTTTTGAAGAAGAACTTAAAATGTTGTTTATGCAGACAGGTAAGATTGATGTCTGGAATAAAATTAAAGCTAGACAAGCTGAAATGGATAGAGACGATGCAGTAGCTATTCGTAAAATGAAAGATGCTGAAAAGAAAGCCAAAGAGAAAGAACAAGAAATAAATGAAATAGCTATGATCATAGGTGGTTCATTCTTTGTTTTGTTCTTGCTCTTTGTTGGTGTTAACGAATTAGTAAACTTCTGTGCAACTACACATAGGTGTGGAAGATGAATGAGTATCAGAAGACATTTGATTTATGCTTAAAGATATTTGTATATGGTGTTGTAGCCTTATACTTCTTAGGTTTTCTTAAATTTCTTCCCGATGATCTTTCTAATAAGATTGTTGCTTTATTATTAAGTAAGATAGGATTATAATATATGTTAGATATTTTAAGTGGTGGTATTCTAGGATCACTCTTTGGAGGTATCTTTAGACTAGCCCCTGAAGTCCTCAAGTGGTTGGATAAGAAAGATGAACGTGTACATGAACTTAATATGTTTAAGTTCCAGTGTGACTTAGAGGCTCAACGTGGTCAGCAGAAGTTAGCTGAGATTGGTGCTCAACGTGAAGCCGCTATTGATGTTGGTGTTATGGGTGCTTTCCAGTCTGCTATTGAACAACAAACAGAGATGGTTAAAGCCGCTGGTGGTGGTTTTGTAGCCGCATTATCAGCCTCAGTACGACCCGTAGTAACATACTGGATCTTAGCCTTATGGTCATTTGTTCATGTATGGTTAGCCTACAATTCATGGGTTAGCGGTATGCCTCCAGTAGAAGTATTCAAGGTAATGATGTCAGCAGACTTTGCGGCTCTTGTCTCTGGTACTCTTAACTACTGGTTCCTTGACAGAACACTAAGCAAACGTGGACTATGAACTTAACTATAGCCGCAGACTTGTGCAAACACTTTGAAGGCTTTAGTTCTAAGCCTTATATGTGTCCTGCTAACGTAGCTACTATTGGTTACGGCAGTACATACTATGCTGACGGTAGAAAAGTAACGCTTCAGGATCCTCCTATGAGTGAACCTGAGGCTTACAAGTTACTACTTGCAGAATTACATCATACCTATTTGCCGGGTGCTCTTAGGTATTGTCCTGTACTGGCTACAGATGAAAAGAAATTAAATGCCATTGTTGACTTCTGTTACAACTTAGGTGTAGGTAGACTACAGACAAGTACATTAAGACGAAAGATTAATGAACAAGACTGGGCAGCTGCTAAAGATGAACTGAAGAAATGGAATAAAGGTGGGGGTAAAGTATTGGCTGGTCTTGACAAAAGACGCAAGGCTGAATGTGCTTTACTTGGTACCTAATAGTAATAAAAAGGATATCTCATGGCAACACCAATTACAGACCTAGGCAAGGGAGGTCTCAACACAGACTTATCACCCTTGATTGTTTCTCCTAATGTTTTTTCAGATGTATTGAACGTTCGATTTGACGACAATGCAGTACAAACAATTACAGGCGAAGGGGCATACAGGACTGTAGCTATTACGCCTGACTACGGTATCCACTGGAAACGTCCAGACCAAGGATATAATATCTTTGCTAAGAATGGAGCTATTGTTCGAGTAGATGCAGCAGGGAATTCATCTAATATGTTTTCCTCTGCTGATGTCTTATACAATAATAGTGATTGGCAAGGAACCTTATTTAACGGTGGATTTGCTGTTGTAGTAAACAACGGTCAAACAACTCCATTGTACTGTTTATATGGTAGTGCTTCAGCAGGATCTACATTTCAACCGTTACCCGGATGGAACTATTTAGCTGGTCTTACAGTAACTGCTAAAGTAATCAGATCACTTAACTATTCTCTTGTTGCCGCTAACCTTACACTAACAGAGAGTGGCATTGTAACATATGCCCCAGGAACTGTACGTGTTTCTGTTCAGGCTCCTACAGGTAACATCCCTCAAGTATGGGCACCCGGAGTAACAACAGACACAGCTGATGAGTTTGAACTTAGTTCTACCTCTCAAATTCTTGATATGCTTGACCTCAGGGGTAGCATGTTTATTTACTCTGAAGACAGTATTAATATATTGTCTATTGGTAATGTAACTAAAGTAACTCCATACTCAAAGTCTTATGGTATCCTCAGTACAGATTGTGTATGTGAGTTTGATGGTAATCACTTTGTAGTAGACCGTAATGACATCTATGTTCATAATGGTTCAGGCAGTATTGAGTCTATTGCTGACTTTAGAATTAAAAAGTATTTCTTTAATAATTTAAATAAGAGTTATACTAATAAAGTTCATGTTGTACGTAATCCTTTCTTTAAAGAAATCTGGATTAACTATCCTAAGGGATCTGCAACAACTTGTACTGAAGCCCTTATATTTAATTATAAAAATAATACATGGACAAAGAGAACATTAGCTAATGTAACTTATACATTTAATGCTCCTCAGAATGTTAGTAATACATTTAACTATGCTAAACAAGAGTTGTTGTTTACAACTAACTCAACACAAACACTTATCACAAATGATGCATACCTAATGTATAATGGTTCATCATTTGCAACATATAACTCTTATATATCTAAGAAGATTAATACAGGAGACTTAACTGGTAGTTCTCTTATCAACGCTATATATCCTATCTTTGACAAAGTATCTCCAACTGCTAGTATTGATATCAAAGCTCTTGGTCAAAATAATTATATAGATAATCCTACATATACGTCTGCTGATGTATTTACATTTCTTCCTAACAATCAAAAGTCTCAAGGATACAAGGTTGATCCTCGAGTTAACGGTCGTGTAATGAATCTATATATTACATCAACAGACTACTGGAGACTTTCTTCTCTTGCATTTGATGTACGACCAGCTGATCGGAGATAATCTATGTTTAATCCTCCTATAACAGGGAATAAAGAGCTTGATGCTTATTTGTATGACTTAAGTTTAAACTTAGATAGTACAACAGGAGCAGTAGATCCTAGCCCTGATATTCCCGGTGGAGACCCAGGAACCTATACTTATCAATATATTAGTGTTAAGTATGCTACAGATAACGTAGGTACAGGGTTCTCTAATACACCTACTAATAAGACTTACTTTGGTATTTATAATAGTGACTCATCAACAGAGTCAACTAATCCAGCAGACTACACTTGGTATCTTTCAGGATTTCCTTTTGGTACTACTTACTTTCTTTATTACCTTATCTTAGGTGGTCGTAAGATTAAGTTTGCTGTTAATACTTCTCCTCCAGACTATCATTGGAAAGTAGATGATGGTACTGCTATTGACTTAGATACTATTGTACCTCCATCTACTGTTTCATTTAATGAGATTATGAATGGAGCAGTAACAGAGCTTAAGATTGCGGCTAATGCTGTAACTGCTACTAAGATTAATGTAGCGGCTCTTGATCAAGCCTTTGGTGACCTTAGACCTAATACAGTGTCTGCCGCACAAATTGCTACAGGTGCTGTTACTGAATTAAAACTTCTTGATGGTGCTGTTACTGCGGCTAAGACTGCGGTAGCAGCTATTAATCCTTCAACGGGTAATCTTGCGGCTAACTCAGTAGCGGCTAACAATATTCAAGCTGGTACAATTACTGGTGATAAGATCTTTGCTAATACTATTACTGGCGCTAATATTGCAGCGTTAACTATTGGTGCTCAAGCTATTGCGGCTCAAGCTATTACAGCTGTTAAGATTGAGTCAGGTGCAGTTACATCAGACAAGATTTTTGCTGGTGCTGTTACATCAGATAAGATTACTGTAAACAACCTTGCCGCTATTAGTGCTAACATGGGTACTATTACTGCGGGAACATTGTCTGCGGGAACTGCATTTGCAGGATCTTTAACAGTAGGCTCTAGCCCTGCCGTTAGTGGTACAACTATGACTGGTTCAGGTGCTAAGATAAATAACACAGGTACATTTGCTATTGGTAATTCATCTACTAATATTACTTATAATGGTAGTGCTATGTACCTTAATGGTAACGTAGTTTCTACAGGTAATCTTAACAGTAACTCTGTTACAGTACCTGCAAATGTTTCAACATACCTTGGTACTTCTGTCAACAAAAATGGTCCAGGAGTTTGGCAACAAATTGGTGGTGTAGCTACTACTTACGCTAGTACACCTGATGCTGTTCTTGTTACAGTATCTCTTAATTTGTTCTATACATCTGGTGCAGGAACAACTGCTTCTTTTGTTAGAGTTGTAGAATTAAATAGCGGTATTGCTACTGCTGTAAATGGTATTACACATACTAACTCTACAATTCTTTCTTTAACAATTAATATGACAGGTATTGGTAGTGGAGCAAGAACTTTTATGGTTGAAGTAGGACAAGAAACAGGTGGACCTTCTTTCATAATTGGTAATGCAAGTTTAACAACATTGGCGACTTATCGATGAACACATATTACGTACAATACAATTTAAACAATGGTAGAATCATTGGTAGCGGAGTAACACAATTAGAAGTTGTAAATTCTTTAGATAATTACTTACAGACAGACTCCTTTATTGACAACACAAAATACAAAGTAGTTAATAAAGAAATTGTTCCAATACCTGATTCTCCCGGTGATAACTACTATTACAACTTTGATACATCTGAATGGGTGTTTGATACTACTATCTTGTCTAATAAAGTTAAACAACAAAGAAATGAATTGTTAACCTTATGTGACTGGACTCAGATACCTAACAACCCATTAACACAAGCTAAACAAACTGAGTGGGAAACCTATAGACAACAGTTAAGAGATATTACTTCTCAGCAAGGATATCCCGTAACTGTAACGTGGCCAACACCACCAAATTAAATATGAAAATTATCTTACTAACACCCGATCAAACAGTACAACACTGGTCAACACTCTCTGTATTACTTCAAAAAGTAATTGAGCATGGACAAGGAGAATCTACATTAACAGACTATCTTAAAAAGATTCTCAATGAGTACATTCAATGTTGGGCGGTAGTAGATGATGAACTAAACATTATTGGTGCTGGTTTAACTCAATACTTACAATACTCTCAACACAAAACACTTCATATAATTGCTTTCTCTGGAAGTGACTTTGAAGAACAATCTAAGGTGTTCCCTACAGTGGAACAATTTGCCCGTGATTCTGGCTGTAAAGCTATTGAACAATGGGGTCGTCCAGGATGGGCAAAGGTACTACCAAAGTATGTATCTGGATTTAAAGAAGCTTACGTAGTAATGCGAAAGGATTTAGAATGAAATATAAAATTAATGGTTCTATTAAAAGGAACTACGGGGGCGGTGGTGGAGGTACAACAAGTACTATTCCAGAATGGGCTGCACCGTATATGAAGAATGTTGGTAATGCTGCTGAGAGTGCTTATGGTGCTGGTGAGTTAGGAAAAGTTGCTGGTGCATCTGATCTACAACAACAAGCATTTGGTGAAGGTGCTAAACAACTTAGTGCTACTACATCTACTGCTCTTGGTTCTTTAGGTGATCAAAATAAACGGTTGTCTACTATGGCAACAATGCCTAGTGCTGAAACTTTAGCGGCTCAAAAAGCTGGTATTCTTAATGAAGCTCAAAAAGGTGTTGCTAAACTTAATACAGGATTTGGTCAAGCAGGAACATTAGGTTCTGCACGACAAGCTGTTATGCAAGGCGCTCAGAACGCTGAGACCACAGGTCAACTTGCTAAAGTAGATGCTGACTACGAGTCTAATATGTTTAAGAATCGTCTTGCCGCTGAACAAGCTCTTCAATCAGGTGCTCAAACAGCTTCAGGTATTGCTACAGGTGGTGCTTCTAGTTTAGCTAACCTTGGTAATCAACAACGTGGTATTGACCAACAAGGTCTTGATGCTACATGGCAAGGTCTTCAGCGTTATGCTTCGACTATATACGGTAATCCCGCAAGACAACAAGCGTCTGGAGGTAAATAATGGCTGGTGATGTTGGTGGTAGCGCATCCGCTACGAAATTTTCAGGTACTCCTGCACAGAATACTGCTACAGGTAATCCTTCAGTAGGTACTCAAGGTACTATGCAAGGTTTAGGTGCAATGGGTGATGGTGCAGGAATGAATTCTGGTATGGGTGCTGGTGGTAAAGGTGGTGGCGGTATGCAACCACAAAAGACTGCTATGGGTACACCTATTGTTTATGGTAAGTCTTACTTACCTAATCCAGTGTCTGGTCAACCTAATGCTGGTGTTCCTGTTACACCAACTTATGATCCTGCCTCAGATGGTGGTGGAGTGGTGGTATGGTGGTTTTGCAGACGGTACTATGTCAGTTCCTGCTTATGCTTATGGTTCTATGTCTGTTCCGCATATGCTTATGGTACTGAATCAGTTGCAGGTTATGCACGAGGTACAATGGGTGTTGATGATGACCCTTGGAGTTGGACTAATCAACAACCAATGTCTGCACCATCAGGTACAGAAATTAAAGCATCTAATGAACAACCCGGAGGTCGTGTTGCAGATCCTGTACAACAACAATTAGGTTCTATGGCTATGAGCAAAGGTATTGATGCTACTGAAAAAGGTATTAATGCTGCTTATCAAGCTTACAATGCACCATTAGCTACTAATGCTATTGGTTCTATAGGTACTACTACTGCAGGTGTTCCTGTTGCTTTGTCAAATGTTGGTTCTGTAGTTGCACCTAGTGCTGTTACTTTAGCGACTCCTGTTACTGGAGCTTTAGCTCCTGCGGGTGGTCTTGGTTTATCTACATTAGCAGGTGGTGCAGGAACAGGTCTTGCCGCAGGATCAGCCGCACCTATTGGCGCAGGACTTGGCACTGCTTTAGGTACTGTTGCTCCTGCCGCTACTACTGCCGCAACTACTGCTGGATTAGGAAGCGCATTAGGTGCAGGTGGAACTGCAATGATGGGTGCTCTTGCATCTAACCCAGTTGGATGGGCTATTGGAGCAGGGCTTTTAGCTAAAGAAATATTTGGATAAGGAAATATTATGGCACCATTATCAGGTAAACAACAGAGAGAATATCTCAAGTTCCAAAATAAAGAAGCTCGTGAAACAGCTAAAATGGAAGTTGACGAATTTCGTAAACAACAATTACATGAACTTAAACTTCAAGAAGCAGCTGCAAAAGCTAAACAAGGTTTAGGTCATAAAGAACAAGTTAACAATGCTAAACTTAAAGACATGGGTATTCCTCCTGCTAGAATGAACAAACAAAAGTTGGGTATTCCAACTCAGAATCCTTTAGCAGGTACTGGTATGTTCAAACAAGGTCAACGTAGCCTTGCCCAAGCTCCTATCTTTCAAGCACAAGGTACTGATACAGTTCCCGCTATGCTTACTCCCGGAGAAGCAGTTATTCCTCGTGCTGCAGCACAAGATCCTAAGAATAAAAAGGCTATTAAACGTATGGTGCAAGAAGGTCGTAGGGCTAACATGCGTGATGGTGCAGTAGATGTACGTTATTCTGATGCTCCTGGACAAGCTAAGTATCATGCAGACGGTACTAGTGGTGTACCATCATTAGCATATCGTCATCCAGACGTACCCGGATCTTTATTCATGCATGGTACAATGAGTGTACCTGATTTTAGTCGTGGTTCTTCTGCTCAAGCTAACTATAATAACGGTACATATGGTGTAGTACCTCAACAAGTACAGTCTGCGGCAGGTTATTTTAATGGTACTCTTGATGCAGACATTGACGAAGAAAGAAAACGTCAAAATGTAGTACCAATGATTATTCAACCAACAGTTGAAAACATTCCTGTGTGGGATGAGCGTTATCCTAAAGATCAAGCTGAAGCGTTTGCTAATGCGGTTGCTATTGATAGGAGACCTCCTACTGCGGCAGTACCTTCTATTGTATTAGATCAAACACCTTCTAATGCAGTTGTAACAGATAAGCGAGTTACATTACCACCAGAAGAAATCAAAACAGTTCCAGCTCCTAATGTTACAGTTGTACCTGCAATGTCTAATAGTGTTAAGACACCTTTAGGAGTAGTACCTGAAGACACACAACCTGTTGTTGTTTCACCTGCTCAAGTAGCTCCAACTCCTGTTGTAGCACCTCTTGCAGTTGCTCCAGAACAAATGACTGTAGAACAACTTGCTGAACGTGATAAAGGTAATATTCAGAATACACCTGCAATAGTTGCTGTATCAGAAGTTCCTCCTAAAGAAGGTACAGATCCTGCTTTTGTTTCTGGTTTAAGAAAAGATTATGAAACAGATCCTGTTAAAGCATCTAGGAAAATTCGTAGTGTAGCAGAAATTGTTGAAGAATTATCTGGAACACAAAAGACTGAAAAATCTTTTACAGATTCATTAGCTAATTTGTTTACTGCTAGCGGCTTTAAAGAAGAACTTGGTTTAAATAATCAAGATATTATTCGTATGGCTATATCAACTGCTGTTGGTGCTAGGAAGTTTGGTGTTAATCGTGCTCTTGCATTTGCAGGTAGACAAGCATTTGAAGAATCATCTAAGCGTAATGCACAACAACAGGCAGATAAGAAAGCTATTCGTGCTGCTGCTGTTCAAATTCGTGGTCAAGAAATTAAAGATGTTCGTGCTGAAGAGAATACTCTTTCTGCTGAGAAAAGAGCAGTGCAAAGAGAAAACGCTCGTTATGATCATGAAAGATTTAAAGCAGAACAAGCATCTAAAATGCAACAAGCTAAAGAAGAATTTGAGCGTACAAGAGACGATAAAAAGTTTCAACAACAACTTCAGATTTTAGCGTCTCAACAAGCTCAACAAGATAAACGAATGGTAGCTTTAATGGGTAATCAGTGGGCTATGATGGAGTATAAAGAAGACAGAAGAGCTAATAGCCCTCAAGAAGTACTTAATCGATACATAGGAAATACTGAAAAAGCGGCTAATGAAGTAGAAAGTATTTACAAACGTGAATTTGGTGCCGAAGATGTTAAAGATAAACCTAATCCAGAAAGAAAAGGTCTTCCAACATCTAAAGAGATTTCTAGTCAATCTGCTTCTTATTTAAGAAGAGCAGGTATTGATGTGTCTAACCCTGATGTATTTATAGAAGCTAAATCTGTTATTAATTTAGCAACTATGGATATGATTAATGATAAAAGAAGTGGTAGAGTTGATGCAGTTCCTAACATTGCGCCATACTTAGCTCGTAATATTATGGTTAGTCGTTTAAAAGTTCCAGAAGAGTTGCTTAATGTTGGTAAAAAGAATACACCAATGCCAGCTGAAAAGTTAACAACAATGTTTGCAGAAATTAGATCTTTAGCTAAAGACCCAGATACAGGTAAAGCTAACAAAGAAAAAGAAGCCGAGATTGCAAATGGTATTCTTGCTGAATGGAATGGTCCTAATGGTAAGAAACATCGTGAGCAACATAAAGGTACACCTAATGAGTCAGCTTTTGCACAGTTTATGCAAGCAAGTTTAACTAAATTAAAACCTAACCCTAATTAAAGGAAAATAAATGGATGGATATTTAGACAACTTAAGAAAGATAATATCAAGTAAATCAGATTTACCAGGAGGTATCTCATTAACGGATGCCGATACCGTGGTAACCCCTTCGGGGGAATCCATCCGTCTTCAAGGCATTAATGCAAGGGAGACTGCTAAATTCCCTAATGATTTAAGTCAAAGTAAAGGTGCTCAAGCGGGTGCTTATACTCAAAATAGATTAATGGAAGATGTTATTCGTGAAGGTAACTTTACTACACCAGTACTTACACAAGATAAATCTTATGAACGTACTCTTGGTGATTTAACAGACCCTAGTGGAAGACGTCTTACTACCAAAGCATTAGAGTTAGGTATTGCTGATCCAACAATCGATACAACTAGAGAGCAATACAACGCTATGTACATGGGTAATCTTGAACGTGCCCAACGTAGAGTAGATAAACAACCTACAATAGCTGACAATCTTCTTTCTGAGCTTAATAAAGAACGTAATCCTAATGGGTTTATGATGTCTAAGATTCAGACAGATACTGCTGGTCAGTTTGGTCAGGCAAAAGAACAGGGTCTTGGTGACTACTTTTCTGGTCCATCTATTATCAGAAAAGGTGAAGATCGGTATGGTAAAGCTATTTCTAATTTAAGCAGTGGTTGGGATCAAGGTGCCCTTAACGCTTCTAAGAGTGTGTATGGTATGTTTGATCTTATTGCTGATAAAACAGGTAGTGAATCATTTAAAAATTTTGCACAAGCAGGTATTAATGAAAATACTTCTTTGTTAAGAGACATACCTGAGTTAAGAAGTGGAGAGGCTTTTAATGATAAAGGTGAATGGCAGTTAAATACATTAGGTAAGTTTGTTGATTGGACTGTAGGTAGTGCGGCTTCTTCCGCTCCTCAAATGTTAACTAGTATTCTTTCTGTTATGGCTTCACCATTAACTTATGGCACTTCATTATCAATTCCTTTTAGTATGTACACAGGTCAAGTATACAACGATCAAAAGAATAAGAATGCAACTGCCGCTATTGCCGCTGGTTTTACTATGACAGTGCTTGATAAGTTATCATTACCATTTATCTTAGGTAAAGGTAAAGATATTACTAAGCCAGCTACCCAAACTATGGTGCTAAGAGAATTAGAAAAGACAATGACTAAAGAAGCGGCTGAAGAGTTGCTACGTAAGTCTATGACTGAGTCTGTTAAGGAAGTTAGTACTGCATTTAAAACAATCTCGGGTGGCACTCTTAATAAGTTAAAAGGTATTGGTGGAGCTACTGCTACAGGTGCCTTTGTTGAGAGTGGTGTAGAAACATTACAAGAATTAACTGGTTATTTTGGTGAGCAAGGTGGTTTTAATCTACCTTCCACACCAGAAGAAATGACAAAGTTAAAGTCCAGATTAGCAAATGCCGCTACTGGCGGTGCTGTACTAGGTGGTGGATTGTCTGGTGGTCTTAAGACTTACTCAGTATTAACTGCTCCAAGCGATATTGTTCCTAGATC